GGTTCCTGCGGCTCTCCTTCCTCAAGCGGCGGTGTCGCTGCCGCTGGCGGCTGCCCTATTTGCCCTCCGGACAGCGTTGAGGGGTCGGCTCCGTCCAGTATTGCATTGAGTACATTAATATCCCTTACTCCCGTTTGCGCCTGCGGTTGTGCCGCTGGTTCAGGCGCTGGAGCAGTTGCCGCTATCGGTTCCGGCGCGGCTGGTGCCGGGCTAGCTGGTACAGAGTTATCAACTTGCATTCCTGGGACTTCCATGAATATAAACCTCCTAATTGGCGGCCCGTATCAAGGGTTGTCGCCGTGTTTTGGGAATAAAAAAACCTCTTTCAAAGAGGTTTTACCTGCCTAATATTTGGTTGTACCATTGAGTCAGCTTCATAATATCTTCAAACGTGAAGTTTTCCGGGCCTCCGCCGAAGTTTGACGGGGCTGCATAGGCTCCGCTTGGGCCTGGCACTACATTACCCTGACTTAGCATGGTTAGGTACATAATGTCGTCAAAACTGAGTTTTGCCGCCACATCCGGATTTGCCGCCACATCCGGATCAAGTTGCGGTTGGGGGGTATTCGGCGTTATCCTGCCGCCAGGGCGCCCCCCGTGGCGTTCTCCGCCTGCCGGTTCCTGCTGTATTGGCCCGGCAGGAAGTGTTTGCGCCGGAAGCGGCAACTGCTGTACAGGGCCGGGACTTGGTATAGGGTGCGGACGCGGGCCGCCAAGGTTTGCCCTGTTCTGGGTGCCTCCTCCTAACTGCGGCTTTTGGGCGTACAAACTTGCCCTGGATGTCGTTCCCTGTGCGGGCCTGCTTATACCCTGTAATGCTCCTAATATCGGGTGCATTGCCTGTTGTCTTACCATCTCATCCTCCCCTCTCTTAGGCGACAGATTCGCCACCTGAATTGTTATCCTGCTGTCCTGCCGTGGCTAACTGCTGCTGCATCTGCGCCATTGCCGCCTGCTGTATATACATAAGGTGCATGTTGACGTGCATGTCAAACCCATATTCTAATGCCGGATTCTGTGCCCGGAGTTGCTCAAAGTCCGTAGTCAGGCGGTAGTTGTTATGCCGCTTGATATGAATAACATGGTCATCGTAAGACACAACAGGTGGCATTTGCCCCTGTTCCATGGCCATGTTCTCGCGTTCTGCGCGGGACATATGCAGTTGATCCTCGTCGTCCGCAGACTCCCATTCGCCCATCTCGATCATCTCGAACACCTTGGAACGGATCTCGCGCGTGATCTGGCCCGTCTCAGGATCGTTAAGAAGCCCAGTCTTGAGCAGGTCAAACACCATCTGGCGCTTACTGGACGGACTCTCGGCAAGTGCCGAAGTGGTGTCAAGGATAATATCGTCACTCGATAGGTCAGAACCAACCCAGTCAATAACCTCAACCACGTTGTTGCGGCCGACGGCGTTAAGCGTCCTCGGGGCCTGGACAAACTGTTTGAAAAGGCGCAGTTGGACTTTGCCGGCCTTAATCAAGAACCTTTCAATATTCTCTGCCGTGTTCGATATGCGGGTATCGTCCTGTTCCTGTAAGAGTCCGATGGCAACACCGGAGTTCACGCCAGATGGCACTGATGAATCCCTGGAAACCTCGGATACACCGGAAAGGATGGAAAACTCGGTTAGAAGCGTATGTTCCTCCGTCTCGAAGGCGTTTGGCAACGGCGGGTTCTGCACCTGCATGGGTGCTGTAAACCCTTTCCTGTAGACGTGTATCGCCCCTGGACTTGCCGCCTCATTCTCAAGCGAGACAATGTCTATCGAATCTTCCTCAACCAGCCACTGTCCTATAGCGGTCCGGTTAAGGTACTCTGCCTTGCGGTTTCGCAGGGCATTGTAGCGCCGCTGTATTGGGATCAGGTGATCTATGACAGCCTTGCCCCAAAAACATCCCGGCCTTTGCAAGCAGACAAGGCGGACAAACGGGTATCCTGGCGTACCGTCCTCACCTGTCATAAAGGGCATCGGACCATGGTGCAGGAGTTTTCCGTTGGCAACAATAATTAAACGACCTTCCGGGTGCTGTCTTGTCGGTAGCTCCCAATACTCTTTGACGATCGCGTGGTCCTCCAGCTTAACGTTTTGGAGTCTGAAACCACCCTGGCCGTACCCAAGGCCGCCCAAACCTGTCATAGTCTTTTGATAGCGCTCCGACTCGGACTTTTCAGCAGCCACGCGGATTCCCCATGTCTCGAAAATGGTGTCTATGTGCATGGCCTTGGCATGGATGATGCTGCGGCAGGCATCAATGTCATTGCGCCAGCTTGAGTCAGGGTAAAACTCCTGGGGAGGTACGACAATAGTCTCACTATCACCCTCGCGGATTTCCACCGTCTCGCCCGTCTCGGGATCCTGCATGATGCCTATAACAGGTCCTTTGTTTGGGTTCCATACCCGTTTTTCAAAGACAGTGCCGCACACTTCCATCCAGGCTAGTTCTTCGGAAAACTTATCGCGCCATGCCTGTTCTGCGAAGTTGTTCTTCAGGAGCATAGTGCCAACCTTGGCCGCGTGCAAGTCCGCCTGTTCAGATGTCCCTGGTTTGACTTTTAAAAGCGGCTGCACCCGTTTCAGCTTCGATATGCGGACGTAGATGTTCGGCGCAATGTGGTTGAACGCCTCACGTTCCTGCCACTCGTACAGAAGCGGCATCTCTTCAAGGTTCATGCTGCCGGTGTTGATGTCAACATACTGGTTGCCCTCGAAGAATGCATGGTTTAGCCGCCACTGCAACTCATGGGGACGCCTTTCCTCCTGCCGGCGTTTAAACTCGCGGTCAACAAGGTCAATCAAGGCCCTCTCGTCGATGGGTTTCTGTATTTCCGGCTGCCCAGGCTCACCTTTTTGGCCAAAAACCCTGCCGCCTATGTTGTTTATTGCTTCTTTAAGCCCTTGAAACATCCTCGTTCACCGCCTCTGCCTGCTTTTTCTTAATAAAATTGGTACTTTTCGGAGGTGGCCTGCCTTTCATGGCCTGATATTCGCTTAAATCCCTCGCCATAATGCGGTTCAGGAGGTCTTTCCGTTCATTCTCATGCCTGTGCGCCTGAAAAACGAGTGTAGCAGCAATGATAAAGCCAAAAATGAGGGCTTCAAGCATTACCGAACAGCCTCCCAATCTCTCTTCTATCCGAATCCTTCTCTTTTTCGTTCAGTTCTTCGTATGGCGCAGCTATCTGCTGTTCCCATCTCTCTACCATCCTGTTGTCAAACTTGTCGATCATCCACCGTGCCCAACCTGCCCAAATGCCGTGCATCCTGGAAGCCAGGATTTCCAGGAGTGCAGGGTCGTTTCGGACGATCTCCGCTATCTTCCGGAGCTTTTGGGCAGGCGTCAGAGCGCCTATGACACGCTCTAATTGTACATGCGGCAGTAGTTCATCCGGCAACTTCTCTACAATTGACTTCGCGCAGGGCTCGCAGACGGCTAAAAAGCCCGGATTAGCGATACTTGCGGGATTCGGCTGGCCTATCAGGTATGTGGCTATCTGCCTGTCGTGGGTTCCAGGGGTGTTCATCATCTCACAGAAGCGAGATGTAAACGGGTTTTTGATGAATTGTGTTGTACTCATAGAAGCCCTCCTTCTCTTATACAATCCTTTTCCTACGTTTCCTCAGCCTTGCCAGCCGTTCCTTATCCCGCTGAAACTCCGTTTTCTCCGGCTCCGGCGGTTTGGAGTGGCGGACATGCCAAGCAACCAAAGCGTACCCAATAGCGTCATAGGGGTTGGTGTAGATATGCGGTTCTTCCGATACTTTTTCGGCATCCTTATCGTCAACCACAAGGTTTGGAAGCGCTTCAATTAGCCTCGTACAGGTGGAAAATATCTGCAACTTGGCTATAGTCCTGCCCGTCCGTTCGTCTTCAAAAGGCTTCAGGTACTCATGCAGGACGGCTTTCCGTGCCTTTCGCGCCACGTTTTGCTCCGTGGGAGGTGGCACACAGCCGGTTAGGCCGCCCTCGATGTAGCAGTCCACGATAGACTTTCCATCGCTGGGGTTCTTGCCCGTGGAAAAGGCCCGTCCCACACGGTTCCAGGCATCCCGGCCTACTACCGTAAAGGATATATCCTCATTCTTGGACAGCCGCATAACCTCCCTGGCCTGATCTGAGTACGTCACCCTGGGATCCTTAGGATCGCGGGTATACTCACGATAGCAATAGACAATGCCATCCGGTGATACCGCCAGCCAGTACCAGGCGAAGGGGTCGGCATAGCCCGGGTCGTTCCCCCTCCACCGACGCCACCAGGGAGGTATCTCGAATGGCCGGCAGACGTGTATCTCCGACGAAAACTCCGGGAATGCAGTACCCTCACCGGCCGAGAGGGCCTCCTCCGGTGTGGCCGGGTACTCCTGAAGATATGAGTTAGGCAGATCCCGCTTGGTCTGCTCGTACCACTCCTTGGTACGCCGGGGATCCGTCCACCAGGGTAGAAATACCCTGGCGAAGGAGTTAAGCCCCTTCACAGAGGCTGCCCATATACTTTCAAACAGGCTGCCACGTTTGTTTGTGGACAGCCCTATCACCTGGCCACCGGTCGGACGGTTAACCGTGGGATATGTACTGCTCCAAATCTCATCCGCCCATTGCTGGAAGGCCCATTCATCCAGTATGAGCAGGTTAGCCGTCAATGAACGGCCCGATCCCGGCGCTGACGTCATGCTCTTAATCGTAGCCGCCTCATGCCCCGGGTGATGGATAGTAACTATCTGCGTAGTTGACTCCCATGTTGGCCCGATAAACTGCTGTAACCGCCTCTTTTTGGCACTTACACGCTCCTGTACCATCCAAGGGGGAAGATGGCGCAGGATAAACTCAACACGGCGCACCAGCTCCTTAGCATCATCCTCAGTCTTGGACAACGCTATCACTGTATACCCAGAGGTAAATACCATCCGCCATACAGCGTAGGCCAGCACAAGCCAGGTGACGCCCAACTGACGGGCTTTTAAAAGTATGTTGAGCCGGTTTGCAAGGATAGAGTCCAGCGCCTGAAGCTGTAGCGGCCAAAGGCTAAAACGAATGGCGACGCCAGCCTCTGTCCCCGCCTCGTCCTTGTTTTCGATGCGTACCCAACGCTGTATAAATGATGCGCAGTCTGCGGCGCAGGTATCCAGCTCCGCCACAATGCGCAGGTGTAGGTTTTCGGTGTCAGTGTATTCAGTTGGTTTTCTTCCCATGCTGTTCACGGTACTTCTCCGCCACCCAGGCCGGCATGACCTCGTCGAAGTGCTTCTGAAAAATCAAGTACAGGTTCAGTGGTATCCTGTTCGTGCTGCAAAAATATATTGGATTTACGTATAAGCTGTTTTCCACCGTGCCTCTGGTTTCAACTGTTACCCGCGCCAGGATACCCAGGCGGATCATCTTCTCCACAAACCGATATGTCTGCCTAGTGCTCATCCGCAGGATGTCCGCGATCATTTCTATTGTATAGGGCCTCACTCCGCCATTACCGCGGTATCCCAGCATGTTCGTGTTGGACCAGATCTTCTTTGCCAGGCGAGCCATGCGACCGATTTCCA